AAGGTAGAGTAAAGTTTATAGGATATAATACTTTCGGACAAAGAGTTACAGATAAAACAGGTATGCACGATAGTATGATTATAATTTTAATGAATCATTAAAAAAGAAAAATATTGAGGATGAAAAATAAAGAAATAAAAGACATAGTACAATTATTAAAAGATTTATCTGGGGTGGATATATTTGAAGAAAGCAGAAGCAGAAAACATACAGAGCCCAGATCTTTATTTAATTTTATATTGAGGAACCATTATAATTTTACTTTATATGACATAAAAGATTTTTATAAAAGTATGGGCAAGAGTTATGATCACGCAACAGCTTTACATAGTTTAAAAAACTTTGAAGTATATAGAAAGTATAATAAAAAGTTAGATGAATGGTTTGATATTTTTAAACAAAGATATACTGATGATGAATTAAAGAGATTAAAAAGAGAAACAATAAAACATAAGATAGATTATATAAGTGATGATTATGTAAATAGAATTTATAGAATAGTAAACCAGTTGCCAGTAGAAAACTTAACTAAAAGTGATTAATTTATATAGTAAGCATAGAGATTGGTTGAGATATGTAATACATTTAGGCGCAACTAAAAGGGATGCAAAAGACATTGTCAGTCAGATGTATTTGAGAATTTTAAATAAATTAAACAGCGGTTTAAATATAGATTATGAAGATTCTTTTAATCATATGTATATAACTAACACATTGAGAAGTTTATTTATAGACCAGAAAAGAAAGGATAAAAGCGAAATATTAACTTTAAGAATAGATGGAAACGGTAATGTGGTTGCTATGAACAAAGAAGGTATGTTTTTAAATGCGAAACCTGTAAAATTAAGATCTCCATATTATTATGATTTTTATAAATTACATAAAGAACTAGAAAGAAGATTAGATATAATACAGAAAAGACACAGAAATCTGTATTTTATAGATCAACATATAGAAATGTTTAAAGATATATATTATAATACTGATGGTAATTTAACTAAATATGCAAAGGATAAAAAAATAAGTTACTGGGAAGTATATCATAGTTTTAGAAATATTAAAAAGTTAATAAAAAAAATTAAATAAATTTATATATAAGTATGAAGCCCATTAAAATAAATATAGATAAAATAAAAAATAATCCTGATAATCCTAGAGTAATAAAAGATTATAAGTTTGATAAATTAGTAAAGAGTATTGAAGATTTTCCAGAAATGTTAAGGCTAAGACCTATTGTAGTAGATGAAAACAATGTTATTCTGGGGGGGAATATGAGATACAAAGCAGCAGTGAAAGCAGGGTTGGAGCAAGTGTATGCAATACAAGCAGAAGATCTAACAGATAAACAGAAACAAGAATTTATTATAAAAGATAATAGTAACTTCGGAGAATGGGATTGGGATATATTAGCTAATGAATGGGATAAAGATCAACTAGATGAATGGGGTTTAGAAATACCAAACTATTTAGAGATGCCTGATGAAACAGATCTTGTACAAGAAAATAAAGAAGAAAAACCTACACTAAAAATAACTTTTTCTAATTTTGAAGACTTAAATCATTTTGAAAAAACTTTAAAAGATAAGATAGAAAAATATGATAATTGTTTCTACTCAGTAAAAGGTTGGAATGCAACTTAAAAGAGCTACACATAAAGCTATAAAATACGCTTGTATGAATTATCATTATGCAAAAGCATTACCTGCAGTTAGTGTAGGTTATTCAGTTTTCAACAAAAAAAATGAATGGTGTGGTTGTATATTGTTCGGTGGTGGTGCTAACTATAAGTTAGGTGCAAAATTTGGTTTAGTAGCAGGCCAGTTTATGGAACTAACTAGAATGGCATTAAACGGCAAACAAGAATCTACTAGTAAGGCTATGGCAATAGCTATAAGATTAATAAAAAAACAAGCACCTCTAGTAAGAATGCTATTTAGTTATGCAGATAAAGGTCAAAATCATTTAGGAACTATATATCAAGCGACTAATTGGTATTTTATAGAAGAATCAAAAAGTAGTGGATATGAAGTTTTCATAGCAGGCAAATGGAGACACGATAGAATATTAGCAAATAAAGATAGAAGTAAATATTTAAAAAGAAAAAAATCAGGAAAGTATAAATATGTTTTTCCTTTAGATAAGAAACTTATACTAGAATGTAATAAAATAAAAAAGAAGTATCCTAAAAATGCGATAAAAGTGTAATGGTTGCACACTTAACATTCCAGTTAAGAAGAGGAGTTCGATTCTACCTTATCGCTCAAAAGATTAAAAAATGAACAAAACCGAACAGCATAAAAAAGCATTATTAGATGCATTAGAAAAATCATTAGGGGTGGTAACAACTGCCTGTAAGAAAGTAGGAATAGGAAGAACAACTTACTATGATTGGTATAATACAGATCCAGAGTTTAAAAAGCAAGTAGATGATTTACAGAATGTAGCTTTGGACTTTGCTGAATCACAATTACATAGACAGATAGCAGAGAACTCAACAAGTGCAACTATATTTTATTTGAAAACAAAAGGAAAGAAAAGAGGATATGTAGAAAGACAGGAGATAACAGGTGCTGATGGAATGCCTAACAATTTTCAAGTAGAGATAATTGATAAGACAGAAGATACAGACAAACAAAGTTTATAAACACCTAGTAAACAGCAACAAAAAAATAGTTGTAGAACAGGGTGGAACAAGATCTGGTAAAACATATAATATCCTGTTATGGATTATCTTGCAATATTGTGCGAGTAACCAGAACAAAACAATAACAATTTGCAGAAAAGCATTCCCTAGTTTAAGAGCATCAGTAATGCGTGACTTCTTAGACATACTTCGCAAACTAAATATATATCAAGAAGAGAATCATAATAAATCTAATAGCGAATATAAGTTGTTTAATAATCTGGTAGAGTTTATTAGCTTAGATATGCCACAAAAGGTTAGAGGTAGAAAAAGAAACCTGTTATTTATTAATGAAGCTAATGAACTGAATTGGGAAGATTGGCAGCAACTTATTTTTAGAACAGATGGGAAGATTATTATTGACTATAATCCAAGTGATGAATACCATTGGATATACGACAAAGTAATACCTAGGGAGGATTGCGATTTTTACAGAACAACTTATTTAGATAACCCCTTTTTAGAACAAAGTATTAAATCAGAGATAGAAAGATTAAAAGAAACAGATGAACAATACTGGCAGATATATGGATTAGGATTAAAGGGTATAAGCAAAGCAACTATATTTAATTATTATGAATGCTCACAAATACCAGAAAATGCTAAGTTTATAGCCTATGGTGCAGATGCAGGATACTCCAATGACCCCTCGACACTTGTAAGTGTTTATAGTTTAGATTATAATCTTTATATTAAAGAACATTTATACAGAACACAAATGACCACTAAAGATCTACACAACACATTTAAAGAAGTAGGGGTTGCAAGAAATCAGTTGTATATGGATAGCAGTGAGCCTAGATTAATAGAAGAGTTAAGAAGAATGGGTTGGAATATTAGACCAAGCCTAAAGGGTAGGGATAGTATAAATGCAGGTATTGATCTATTGAAGAGGTATAAACTATTCATAACAACAACAAGCAACAATGCGATCCAGGAGTTCAGGAATTATAAATGGAAAGAGGATAAGAGTGGTAAGCTGACAAATATTCCAGAAGATAAGAACAATCACATTATAGATGCTGTAAGATATGCGACTTATAGTATATTAAGCAGACCAAACTTTGGAAGATATACAATTAATTAGTAACAAAAATAATTTAAAAAAGTTTATATATTAATATGAAAACTAGCATAACAGTTCCAACAAGATTAAATGATATAACCCTAGGGCAATACAAAAAGTTTATGCAACTGGGTGAATTAGATGATACAAAGCTACAAATAGAAATGATAAAGATATTTTGCAACATACCTTATACAAGTGTAATGCGAATGAGGGCTAGTGATATATCTAGCATAACTGCTCAAATATTTGAGATACTAGAAACAAAGCAGACACTAATAAATAAATTTAAATTAGATGGGATTGAATATGGCTTTATACCTAATCTAGATGATATGACTTTTGGGGAGTATGTAGATCTGGATACTTACATAGGGAAGTGGGATGATATTGAAAAGGCTATGGCTGTATTATATAGACCCATTACATTAAAGAAAGGTGATAAATATATCATAGAAGATTATCAGCCTGGTAACTTTGAGATATATAATTATATGCCTTTAGACGTAGTGTTTAGTTCGATTGTTTTTTTTTACAATTTAGGGATAGACTTATGCAAAGTTATGACCAACTATATTCAGAAAGTGGACAAGGACAACTCGATGGAGCAACAAATTTTACTCGCAAATATGGATGGTATAACTCCGTTTATGCACTCGCTAAAGGAGACATTACAAGATTTGAAAATATCACTAAATTAAATATACACAAATGTTTATACTATCTCACATTTGAAAAAGA